GTCTTCAGCATTAGAGCCTACGGGGATATCATTACCTGACACAGGGTCAACATCCATACCGTCTGTGGCTAGGCCACCTTCTTTATACATCTTATCCATTTGATTTACCATTCCGCCTTCATTAAATCCAATTGCCTTACCAACCCTACTAAAGAAACCTGGCTCTTCCACTGGGCCAGCTCTGCCAGAAGGTCCGTGTGGCTTCTCAACGTAGAACCCCTGCTCTTCAAGAAGATTGTTGGTCAAACCATAAAGTTTATCAGCAGTCTCTCTGACTACTTCTATAGAGTCCTCTGTGAGACCCCTTTTCTTGAAGTAGTCATTATACGAGTTACCTGTTTCTTTCTCGAGTATAGCTTGTACAAGAAAGTGCTCGTATCCTTCATTTAGAAGTACTCTTGCTGATTTGCCACCGATAAGGTCTGTTAGGGTCTCCTCGTCGTAAGCGCCTCTTAGCTGTTCAAATCCTTTATGCATAAATTCATGTGCAGCTGTTTGTGGGTTTAACCCCTCCTCGCCCATAATAGTTACGTCACCTATTTGAATAGGCTTATCACCAGGTTTTGAACTAGCGTACAGCCCTTGTAGGTCTTCAGCAGGGCTTCTGCCGCCCATATACTCTACGTCCTCTATGTTAACAGAAGGAGTATACGAACCTCTTGCATTCAATCTCAAAGGAAGTTGCCTAAACGAGTCTCCTGTAGACATACCAAGAGCTGTGATAGGGTTGTAGTTGTTCGCTATATCAATACTAACCCCATCCTCACCTTCAACAGTAGAGTCAATAAGTCTAGGCTTACTCCTGTCGGGACGAAGTACAGGCCTACGACTTACGAGGGGCCGACCTCCGTCATCCAATACATTTTCATTAGCCATCAAAAGGTCTCCGCTTTAGCGCCATTGATTTTATCACGTAGCTGCTTAAGGCTACGTAATGCTTTGATCTCACCTTGTAGCCGGTGTAGCTCCAAGGGTTCATCCCTCTGTTCTATTTGCTTCTGACAGTAAGTGATACGTGTATCAAGCTCATCGCAGAAGGAGTCCCATAAGGGTTTGTCATTGACTAGTCGTTTGATTTGCATTATACTTCTCTCTAAGGAGGCTGAGAGGCCTCTGTCTGCCCTTTGGCTACCCTAGCCTACCTTTAAGTGGGAAGGACCTCTAAGGGCCCTCTCTGTCGCTCTCAGAGCCCTTCAGGAGGTATACCCTCGCCTGTGTTACCTGAGAAGCCTTGCTCTCCTGGAACTGGAGCAGAGCCTGTACCCATGCCACCAGCAGGGGCACCACCAGTAGGTGCTTGTGGAGCAGCATTAGGGTCAGCCTCAGGAGCTGGGGGAGGGTTCTGTTCTTGGAACTTCTTGAGAATCTCAGCCTGTACAGCAGCTTCACCAATAGAGTTAGCTACCTTGTCTGGGTCGAGGTCCATAGACTCAGCGATCTCACGGATAATGAAGTCCATCTTAGCGAAAGGGGCCAAGGCTGGGTTCTGAACCACTTGCAAGAACTGCAGTAGACGTTGACTACGTACTTCGTTAGCCATAAGGGAAGAAGTACCACGAGCTTTAACTTCTAGGTCACCCTTGATGTCTGGGTCGTGATCGAACTGCATGTTGAATGAGAAGAAGGCTTTACCGATTGGTCCAAGCAAGTAATCATCTACGTTCTTAATGACGGTACGGATAGAGCCGTTAGCAGCTGACATAAGCATAGAGATACCAGAAGCCGTACGACCAACACCTGAGATACCTGTCTGACCGTGTGAGAAGCTCGGCAGACCAGTTGATTCATCAGCGAGTACACGAGCCTTATCAAACATCTGCATGTTCTCGTTAGACACGTTAGGGAAGGATGTACCGAAGATGGCTTGACCTGGGGCACCACCTTGACGACGGAAGACTTTACCTGGGTAGATGTCTAGGTCTTGGCCTGGTACTAGGTTGTTCTCATCTACTTCTAGGATAAGGTTACCTGAGAGTGCAGCGTTGTCAACAGCCATACGCATGAAGCCGTTCATCAGTACCTGAGTATCGTCCATATTCTCAGCAAGTCCTACACCAAAGAAGGAGTAAGGGTTTACTTCGTATGGAACTGCGTAGTAAGGAATGATCTGTGGGTTGAATGGGTTCATGACAAGGCGAAGAACCTCACCGTTGCAAATCCAGATGTTTACGTTCAACTGATCTGACTTACGGAGTTCACGAGGGATGTCTACGTCATGATCTTCTAGGATTTCACGATCTACAAAGCCCCAGAACTCAAGAACTTCGTAACGCTCTGTCTGTGTCTCTTGACCATCGTCTTCCATAGCTTGCTCCCACCACTCCTTAGTGTAGGACTGACCCTGAGAGATAGCGTAGTCAATAGCGTTATCACGGAAGAACGGACGACGCTTAAGGGAGCGCATCTGTGACTTAGACATCTTATGACGTTCAATCACGTACTCAGCTTCGTCCATGTTGTTAGCATCTGGGTCTGGATAGAAGTTCCAAACGGAGACAGAATCACAAGAAGGGATAGTTTTGATGCGAGGCTTGTAGTTACCCTCGTCGTCCCAGTGCGGATACTCTTTATCTACAGCAAATGGGCCCTTCATGATACCAGTACCGAACAAAGCACACTCAAAGGCAGCTGTACGGAGCTTCTTAGAGGCGTTAGACTCCTCTAGTTGGTCATGAATCTTCTTCTCCATCTTCTTAGCTGCATACATAGCAGGATGGAAGGTAACTTCAGTGGCTGTACGGCCTTCACCTTCCTTAAGAAGGTCAGCAACCGGCTCCATCTTGCTCTTAAGGCCACCAAGACGCTCTTGTAGGTCCATCAGGGTCTCACCTGGCTTCAGTTTAGCGTCTTCTGGAGAGATTTGAGCACCACCAACACCTGCAGCACCGCCTTTGGCCTTCTGCATCTCTGGATTTGACTCAAAGTGTACTGATCCTGCAATACCTTCAGGTAAAGAGGTAGGATCAATGGAGATTGGGAACTTGTTGTTACCAAAAAGGACCTCAACAAGCTGCCCGTAGGCCGCTAGGACCTTAGTCTTGGTCACTTTAACGAAGATACGTGACTTCTCAGTGGATGTGAACTGAACATCAGGGCCGTACAGACCCCGATAGTTACGATATGCACGTACCCAGCGCTGCTCGTCTTGATAACGAGCTGTCTCTGCTGTATTGAAGCGCTCAGTAACGAAGTTAACGACTGTGCCAACAGTCTCATCGGAGGTCTCGCCTTCCTCCATATCATCGATAAAGGAGGATTCTGACTCTTCCATGTTATATTCTTGGGAGGACATATCGTCTTCAAACTTAGCCATAGGTGTTCCTTATCAGTAGCCGAAGGTAGAGTCAGCGGCTTGGAAGCCTGATCTCTGTGAATTAGGGTCGTAGTCAAACAGGTTGCTACGTGGGCGTGTCATGAGTCCGTAACGTAGGGCGTCATACCCGTGGTCAATAGGACTCTTAGTGTCGACATCGTCTAGGTTGTTCTTGTCGAGAGGGAGAGAAGGTAGTTCAGAGATGATGTTCTTACATGTATTAAAGAATACGATACGAGGCTCTTCTGTGAACTCATCAACTTGTAGTCTACGGTGTACTTCGTTCTTACCAGCAATACGAGAACCACGGGATCGATCAGATGGTCTCCACCGACAACCTCTAGCAATCATCTGTTCCGCAAGAGAAGGACCAGTGTCGCCTCGGTTATGCCAGAGAGAGCTATCGAGAACTCCGTAGCGTATCTTCTCACCACGTTCAGCTTCTAGGACCATACCAGCTAAGTCTACGGCTGTGACCTTGCTGCAGTACAGCTCACGATAGATCACGACCTGCTCTGAAGGAGAGACTGCAAACCAGAGGACTGCTGTCATGGAACCATACCCGTAGTCACAAGCTCTGAACTTAACCCAGTCGCTTGGGATATCGAAAGGCTGGACTACGTGTGTCTTAGGGTTGAACTCTGAGAAGGCAGCGCCCTCTGAGATACTCCAGTCACCCTCGAGTAGCTGACGTCGTTGATGCTCAGGCATGGATAGAAGGTTAGCTTCGTATAAGCCATCTTCTGACAAGTAAGGGTTGTTAAACAAGTTAGCAGGGATGAACCTACGTTTAAAGAGAGGTTGTCCCTCTTTGGTGTGACCCTTAGGCCATGTAATAGTTTCACCCTGTTCGTCAGTAGCCCAGAAGGAGGTATTAGCTACAGCTGGGTCGATGAACATCTTCTTAACCCAGAAGTGACCGGGGCCACCTGGGTTAGTCGTAGCTCGCATGAACAACGGTAGACCTGAGTCCTTAGTTGTACGTAGACGAGAACGCATATAGTTCCAAGCGAAGGGAGAAGGCCACTGGGTCATCTCATCGAGACCAATCCAGTTAAACGCTTGACCCTGATAACGCATAACGTCATCGTCTCTGTCGAGGTATGACATCCAAAGAGTAGCTCCACTAGGTGCTACCCAAGTCTTATCTCTTTCTAGGAACTTGATACCTGGGATAGCTTTAGGGTAAAGCTGCTTAGACACTGAGATAAGTTCACGGAGTTCCTCAGTACTACGACGGACTAGGAGTCCACGGGAATGAGGGTTGTTAAAGAAACGCACAGGGTCAGCAACCATCGCGTAAGACTTACCGCCACCAGCTGCACCACCGTACAAGACCTCTTGCTCGTAGGAGGCTAGGAAGTCCTCTTGTGGACCAGGGTTAGCTCGGAAGATAATGTCTTGTGCTTTAGCTACGTCGATAGGCTCAGGCTTAGCTTCCGCTGGGGCCCTCGTCCGTACTGGCGTTAAGGTTTCTTGTACCTCTTCCACCGATTCGATCTTCTTCGAGCTTGCGGGCCGCTTCGGCCGCTTCTTTGTAGCGCCTTTCATAGAGGCGATAGGAGTCGGCCGCGTTCCGTCGTTTGGCTTCGATACTGACACGTTTGTTAAGTCCTACATGGGAGATGTATCGTCCTGACTGCTCCGTTAACCAACGGGCTACCATACGAAGGCTGTACTCCGCTAAGTACTTCTTAGCTTGTTCCAGCATCTCAAGTTCTGATGGGATAGGGTGGAGGAGATTCTTATCCTCAGCGTCTTGCTCGTAACCAAAGGGAATGAACCTACCTACGCGTACGATAGGGAACCATTCACCATCCACACCCTGCTTAGGGATACGCCAAGTTTGACTTGGAGGGATGTTCCTCATAGAGGGAGCTTGCTTTCTAGCCATACTTATATCACATGCATTCTTGTTTGTCAAGCCTTAGTCTTCGTCGGATGAAGACCGTTTGGCTGGAAGGATAAAGAGAGGTTCAGAAGTAGAGACTTCTACCTTCTCAGTCTTAACGAAGCCAGCGCGGTCCATCAGGTCCTTAGCAGCTGCCATACGTTCCTTAGCACCAAGCATGTCTGTAGCACCCATAACCTTGAACATGGTATAAGCTGCTTTAGTTGAGCTCTGTGCAATGAACTTACGAGTAAGCTCAGCGATCTCATCTACGAGAGAGGCTGTGACAGAAGACGTAGGTACGTTGGAGGAGTACCCAGCTAGCTTCTTAGCTTTCAGTGGGTCACCTTCGGCTTCCTCAAAGAGGACATCGAGGAACAACTGCTGCTTCTCTGTTAATTCACGTTTAGCCATTATACAGTCCTCATTGGGTTATAGAATTGTTTACCGGAGATGGATAGGTCAAGTGTACCAGCTGACCTGGAGACTACAATCTTATCACCCGCATGCAAGAACAACCTACTCGAGCCTAGTACGTTGTAAGACTCACCCCCAGCAACAGAGTGTGCTCTAAGTAAGTACTTGTATGTCGCTGATTCTACGTGGTAAACCTGAACACTTACAGTATGAGTAGACCCACCATTCGCTGCCATAATCAGTGTAATCTGAGCATCGTGGTTGGATGGAACAGTGTAGACAACGTCAGCCCCTGCATCAGCGGTGGTAGATGTAACAGCAATACCCTCATAGACTGTGGTGAAGTCTAGACCAGCCATTACTCTTCCGAAGCCTTACGGAAGATAGACTTAGCCTTCTTAACTTCTTTAACTACTTCTACCTTTACTGGCTTAGCTTTAACGACTACTGGCTTCTCTGCCTCTACCGAAAGCTCAGCAATGAACGCTAGAACTTCATCGTTCTTAGTTTCCCATTCACCGTACACGAGGTGAGCCATAACGTCACCCCGGGAGTTGACGATCACATCGCCTTGTACTTCGTATTTCATGTTGATTTCCTTTGTGTAGGTGGGTTAGACGCACCTATGTTCTTACCGTACTTCTTAGAGTTAGCCTTACGGGAGAAGCTGCGGTTAGCAGCCTTTGACTTAACCTTGAGGTTCTTCTTGGAGTTATCTAAAGGGTTACGGTTACTGTGGTCTACGTCTTTACCGTCACCCTTCTTAACTCGTCCCTCTTTCTCTAAGAGACGACGAGCCCGCTTACGTGCAGCATTCTTAGCTAAACCCTCGGGGGTAGCCTCAAGAGCACGTTCACGTTTATAGTCTCTTTTATATCCTGGTGATGATGGCATTACTTGCTCCTGCTTTTAGCTGTCTTAGCTGCTATCTTCTTTGGCTGCTTGCTAAACTGCTTACCCGCCTTAGTATCAGCTTTCTTCTTTGCAGAAGTAGCTTTGTACTCTTTGCTAGTCAGAGCCTCTCTTGCTTTCTTAGGTAAGTACCGCTCTCCGGTAGCCTTCTTACCTTGAGTAGATGGTTTACCAGACTTGGTGCCCCACTCCTCTTTAGTCCACTTCTTAAGACTTCTTTGGCTTTTTGATACTGGCATTGATTTTAGCCTTTGCAGTTTTGCTTAAGTCCTTGGAGTGGACTAGTTTCTTAGAGGACTTAGACATACGAGCACCAGTCATAAGACTGCCGTCTGGGTGCTTGTGGGTCTTGCCTTTGAAGTGAGTACCATCGCGTAGGTAGTGTTTAACACCCTTCATTATTTGTATCCCCCTCCTTTAGCTTTGTATTGTTTAGCAACCATCTGAGCTTTACGAGCTGACCACTGTCCAGGCTTACCGCCTTTACCTCCAGCCTTAATCTTAGCTACAAGGTTCTTACGCATAGTCGGTTTAGTGTAGTTGCCAGCTGCGTTAACTGTGCTTTTCTTAGCGACAGCCATTACCACTTAGCCTTGTCAGCTACCAGTTTGCAGAGTTCCACAAACTTCTCTGATTCAAGACTTCCTCGTAACATGTTAATTTCCTTATGAACTAGTTGTACATTTTCTTCGGTGTACCCAAGATCATTATTAATTCTATCGATAGAAGCAGTGTGATCCCAACCAGAAAGACTCCAACCAATCTTTAACCCAGAGTAGATACAAAGTCCTCTTTGTTGTTGGTGTAGAGTATCCACAAACTCAGGGGTTAAGCACCAGCCATAGCCTCTGGTTAAAGCACTCTTTTCAAAAGAGTTATACCAAGAAACTCTAACACACCCAACCATACCTGACGGGTGGTTAGAGATATTAGAACACCGGATACAAGTCTGTAACTGAGTATGCGCACCAATGCAGTAATTTCGACGTAGGTGACTTACTTCAACATTACAAGAGGGGCAAGGACGACACCATCTCTTTTCTTTGTTTTTGTAAACACCCTCAGGTAAAGATAATTTGGCCGGCATTTGAGAGCAACCCCACAGCTAGAAAGGTGATAATCCACTTACTTTTATCGGCCCAGTAGGCTGCAGACATCTTACCTTTAGCGATGTTCTTACCGTGCCGAGCCTTGAAGCTAGCACGTTTCTTCTTCATCTTGTCAGACTCTCCAGCCTTAGGCTTACCGGCTGTAGAAGCCCCTTGCTCCCCAAAACGAATAGTCTTAATCGTATCACCTTCTTTGGCGACTACAACGTGAGACTTCTTTGGGTGCCCTGGGGTACGTTTAGGTTTGTTGAAGCCAGATACACCGGCTCGTTCTAGTCGTGGGTCTTTCTTAGCTGGCATTTACTTACTCCCCAAAGATGCAGATGGACATGACGACAGTTGTGTTGAGTAGCTTGTGACGGGTTGAGATAGACGCTGGGTCCAGGTTCCAGCACCCGAAGCACTTACCGCAAGGTTTCTTAGTATCAAGCCAACAGCCCATCGTCTTATCCTTTTCTCTTCTCAAACCCACGGGTCAAGAAGTATGCTCCGAAGATAACCATCTGCAGCTGCCAGTAGGGAGCTGATAGATCGTCAGTGA